GAGCTTTGTTCTACTTACATCTTCATTGCTGACATAATAATCGATAGCATCCATTACACCAATACTTAGTAATGATAATTTTACAGTTTCTCTGATGGAGTTTGAAGCAACTGCAATTTTGTATCCTCTCTTTTTTATTTCAGCAAAAAGAGATGAGAGAAAATAATTAGGATTAAAACCTCTAATTAAACTAAACGTGGCTTCCTGTTTGTCTTTCCAGACTTGATCGTACACCTCAAGGGGTAGACCTTTTCTCTCAGTCAACATCTTAAGTTTTTTTGTTGTGTTCAAGCCATCGTATAAACTTAGGTGCTCTTCTCTAGAAATTACATACTTACGATGAACTTTTTCCAAAGCTTTGTTCAAAGCATCATAGTGTAACTCTCTAGAATCAATCAATACACCATCAAGATCAAAAATAACAAGTTTATTCATATTTGTTAAACTTCCTTAAAATTGAACGAACGTCTTCAATCGGTGCTTCAAGTGGCATTTTATGAAGTTCAAACATGTCTGGATTTTTGAAATAAGACATCAACAATAAACCTTGATCATCATCAACCAGGCCATTATCCATAAGAGTGATTAGAGAACTCTCCATATACTCTCTTAATTTATTCCATTGTTCTTTTTGACCAACAAAAACACCGCCAATAATATACACAATATTATTGAGAACGGCAACCTGTACCTGTTCCATTTTTCTTTGAATAACTGGATCTCTATAGTTAAAGAAATGCATTTTGCCAGGAGTAAAATCGTATTCCCATTTTTTAGAAACAGGAATATGACTATCATCACGACAATAACCAAAATCAATCCATGACGCAAATTCGTTTGTAATTAGCCCACGTTCGAATGCATCTGAAACATACAATGCCTTGAGAGAGGTAACACCAACATAATCTTTTGACCAATATTCTGGATTTCTAACTTGATAAGGATTAATTCGTTTAGTAAACTCTGGTAGACTTTGAATTGCAGCGATTTCGTTTCTCAGTTTTTCATGTTTTGTGAAGTAATCATAATCGACTACTTTAACTTTTGGAGAAATTGAAGACATTTTTTCGACAAGATCACTTGATGTGTAAACGATAATTTCTGTATCGAGTTCACACATTCTAGAAAAATGATCAAGATATTTGTCTACTGAACGCTGAAGGTAATGTGGGAGAGGACCGCCATTTTTTTCAACATCAGTAGACCAATCACCTCTACCAATGTCATAGAATGCAGTCACAAGAGAAATTTTACTCATACCAAAGCCTCACTTGTTTAAATTATGTTTTATATATGAAATATTTAGGAGAAGTTCCTGTATTCGTGTCTTTTGTGATATTTACATCATATTTTTTCATGACAAATTCTGCCCATTCTGGCACTCTATCATATTGATGTACGATTACGAAGTCTTCACCAAATTCATTTTTGATTTTACCATCTTGAAAAAATGGGCGACCTTCTTCTAGAAAAGGTCCAAACTCTTCTAATTGATCTGGTTTACTTGTTACATGAGCATTTACCGCCCATGCGTCCTTTAATTTTTTCACTTCAACGGTTGACTTGAAAGGTTCAAATGAAAGAATTGCATTATATGCGGCTTGATCTGCAACCCAATCGGGTCGATTAAGTGACATTTGAAATAGGTAAAAACAAAGGTCCTTCATCATGATTGAATTGCCAGCCAATATGCCAACATTACAAACTAGATTGTCCTTTACTTCATTATACCAGTAATCACCAAAGTTTTTCTGAATATTTTCTCGATTCCATTTTTCATTCTTTATACGAATCGCTTCACTTGAACCAATGAGATTGACATAAAGATTTAATTCTTCTTCATTGACTAGATAATCTATTGGATTTTTTTGAAAAATAACATCTCTTACGTCTGTTGAAATCACAAATCTATAGTTTTCATGATTGTCTTTTAGAAAGTTATAGATGTGAATGAAGCGTAACATGTGAATCATCATTTTGTTTTTATCAACAACTTTGACAACTTTCACACCCTCTTCAGTAAGCGTATTGCAAATATCATCAGACACATTTACAGCAATAAGAACAATGTCACCTTGAAAACCGGTTTCTTTGATTGAATATACCCATGGTTTTAGAACATTGAAATCATTGTAATTCGAAAACGCACCAATAATTAAATCTTTATTCATTATTTTCTCCAGGGCATTTCACCGCTCATTTTTTGTTTCATAATTTCGTTACCATTTTTAAAGAATTCTGCTTGTACAGAATCTGCTCTGCTTGCAACACGATAGTTTAACGTATATTGACCGTTCGTGTCAACCTGGTCATGTGGTACTTGTGTAAAAAGTAGTTGTGACAATAGGCGATCAACTTCTGGTTGTTCTTGTGGATGTCTTGCTCGACGATACCATCCCGGTGAAAATCTGAGAGCAATACCTTTGGGTATCATAAAACAACCAACATCAACAAAATGATCACCTAGAATAGATTTCCATTTACCCAAAGATTCACAATCATCATTGCAAATATAATTACCTGATTGATCAACAATTTGTCTTAGAGAATACGCCCACATTTTTTCATGTGCAATGTGAACTAGGCTTTCGACATGATTTGGTTCATACCAATTGTCTTGATCAAGAAAGCACAGATATTCACCTTCTGCAATGTATGTCATTGCTCCGTAAATTCTATGCCCATTGTATTGTTCATAACCAGTAACTTGAGGTAATGTGATTAGACTATATCTTGTGCAAGAAAGTGAATCTAAAACTTCTCTTGTTTTTTCTTCTCTTTCTTTGCCATCGACGACGACAAGATATTGAATATTTTCGTATGTTTGATTTTCAACAGATCGAACAGCATCAGCTAATTGTTCACTGCCCGTTGTTGGTGTTATAATTGTCACTAAAGGTTTCATAATACTCCCATTATTTAAATCAAGGAAACTCAGTTCCTTTTCTGCCACCTACTGGTGATATAACAATTCTTGTACCTTTTACTCCAGCGTCACTTCTGTCGCCCTTATATATTGCCATTAAAACCGGATCAAAACCATCTCCATCAACAGAATCTCCGTTGAAGTGAACATGATTCGCCGTTAATTCATAATTTTTTCCAACTTTTTTTAACCCAGGAGGACCTTGCAATAAAATAGTCACATTTTGCTCACCTAATTTGTCCCCGTACATATTACCATAAACTGAATAATATTTTAATGTCACATCTTTAATATGTCTATAAACTGTTGTAGCTGGAGGTAATCCTTTTGGATATACTCTTTTTAGATCAGAGATAAATTTTTGAGTTTCTGGATGATTAAATATTTTAGGTTCTTTTCTTTCGGAAATTCCACCCCATTGTTGAAAATCTTTTGCAGTTGAACCATCTTTGTGAGAAATCCAAATTACAGCCTCACCTTTGTTGTTTATAAGATGAAAATCTGATTTGGGTGTGCCGCTTGTTTTCTCCACACCTACTATGTCAGAATAGGTTTTTTTGCCACATTTTATAGTTATTGGTCCATTATTTTTTTTAATTGCATCATCAATTTCTTTTTGTAAATCTTTTTGAGCGGCTTCTTCTTTTATCAATCCTCCACCCGCTCCTTTTCCACCAAATTCTTGATTTTTTACTATTTGTGATAGTGTTACTTCTTTTATACCGTCAGAAATAACAATCTTATCACTTGATGTTGCTTTTTTACTTAAAAAGTTGATTGCATCTTTAAATTGTTTATCATCTTTTTTCTTTGGTGTAAAAGCTTCCACCATGACATTTTTATTATAAACTCTTATCGAATTTGCAATAAAAGTTTTTGATCCAGAAAGTTCGAAGGGTGTTCGTTCAACCAATTTTGTAACTAAAATTGGTATTCTTGCTGATCTTTTTTTAATTTCGGTAAGTGATAAGTTTGCCATTGTTTTATTTTATGATCTACTTATCACTATTTATTACTACACTTTAAACGATTTAAAATCCTTTTTTTCAAATTTATTTTCAGATTTCATTACCGGATTACTTCCTGCATCTGCAATACCACCTTGTGCGGATTGCTCAACGTCATACAATTTCATTTTTGATCTGTCAATACCAACGACAAACCTTTTGTGTGCAGTCGGATCAGAGTAACGGTTTTTCAACTGCTTGACCATGATTTGATTGAGTGCTTCAAGCTCTTCGGAAGAAATCAAAGCAAACATCAAGTCAGCAGTTGCGGGCAAACCAAAACTTTCACTTGTGTCTTCAAGTCCGGGGTCGGAAGAGGTATAACCACTCCGTGTTGTCTGTGTAGCAGAAACAATTGGAACTCCGAACTCAACTGCAAGACCTCGCAATTCTTCTGCAATAGCTTTGACATAAGTGTATGAGTTGACATTTGCTCCAGCTTTGATACGAGCAGAACAGCAAATATTAAGGTAGTCAATAAAAATAATATCAGGAACAAAATTCTTTTTAAGATTAAGCTCATTTAAAAGAGTCCTAAAGTGTACTGATGAAGCTGATGCGGTTGGATATTCTTTAATGATAAGCTTACCTGTAGTCATATCTCTCACACGTTTGACTTTTTTGTCATATACATCTTTAGGCAATTCCATCAAATCATCGATTGATACATTCAAAAGATTTGCATCAATCCTTTCTGCGATTTTTTCTTCTGCCATTTCAAGTGTTATGTATAAAACATTTTTACCTTGCGACATACAACCGGCTGCAACATGACACATGAACAAAGATTTACCCACGCCTGTGCCTGCAAGGGCAATATTCAAAGTCTTGGCTGGAAGCCCACCTTTCGTTATTTTATTGAAGTAATCTAGATCAAAAGGAATTCTTTCTTCTTTTCGATGATAGAATTCATATCGTTCGTCAGAATCTTCAAGATAATCATGCCCAACAGAATTGTCAAAACTGACAGACAATGCATCAGACAATAGTTTTGGAATAGAACCTTTGTCGTTTGTTTTATCTTTACCTTCAAGTATAGTGATTGAATTCAGAACGGCGTTATAGATGGCCTTTTCTTGACAAAACTTTTCCGTTTTATCGACAAGCCATTTTTGTTCTGTTTTCTCCGTTTCTCGAATATTTTTTTGTATCTCAATCAGAAGGTCTTCATATTTTGTTTGCTCATCCGCCGAAAGATTTTTGTTTTCTTTACCAGAAAGAACAAGTGCTTCTAATGTAGGTGTGGTATTGTACGTATTTGCAAAAGAAGTAATTTCATTGAAAATAACTTTTTCAACTCTATCAGAAAAATATTCAGGCTTTACGAAAGGTAAAACCTTTCTAAGATAGTCTTCATTTTGAATCAGGTTCCTCAATATAGTCTGTTCCAGTTTCATCAATCATCCCTTTATTCATATTTTCCGAAATTATTGAAACAAGTATATCACCTATGTGATTTTTGAACTCGTCGCTTTTTTCAAGTTCTTCTTTATTCATAGGCGTTTCAATGATATTATAAATGAAACTTAAGTAAATGTCACCTGATTTCTCTTCATCAAACTTTACTTTTCCGTATTGATATACAGTATCGAGATATTCACCCGATAGTATCTTTATTCCAATCGTAGTGTCTTCAGATTCTGGAATAACATAGTTAAAATCTACACCTTCTTTATACTGTTTCATCTTCAGTTTCCTCTTTTTCTTCTTGTATAATTTCACCGGATGCTACTTGATATTTGTTTTCGATGAATTCTCTGAATGATTTTTGTTTCAGTATGGGCATCCAAAAATCTTTTGTGTCTGTATCTTTTTCTCGATATTTTTTATCTTCAATTTCACCAGTTTCAAGGTTTACCTTAGAATACCACCCATTAGATGGTTTGATAACATGCCCAGATTCGAGTGCAATATCCAAAAGCCCAGACCACTTGCTGATACCACCACCAAAAGATACAGTAACAGGTATTTTAGATTTTTCTTTAACATACCTAGATTTTTCGACATTGATGATAAAATTATATCCAACAATCTCTGTGCCTTCCTTTTCTTGTTGACGCCCGATAATAAAAATATTATCGGCTGAGTAATAGCTTCCAGTTCCACCACCAACGATATCTTTTGGAAACATACCAAGCTCTTTATAGGTATGATTAACAACTACCATTGGAATATCTTTGAGAGATAG